CTTCGTTTATAATTATCCGACTGTAATGCCTTGTAAAAAGTCGACAGTACCGTCAGAAGATTGGATTTCATCCATTGGTTCTGGCTCCAGTCCTTGAAAAGTCAAGGCGTACTGGTTAGCGTCTCCAAAGGCTGTCCCTGATGTTGCTGATCCAGCAGACAATGTAGCGCCTCTATATCTTCCTACTAGGAAGTATCTTCCAGTGTAAGGTGTCTCAACCCCGTTATTCGTTTCTACGATGATCTTAAGATCTGGGTTTTGAGCTAACACTTTTACTTGGTTTCTAAGAGAAGACTGCAATTTGTGGAAAGCAACATTTAAAGACTGATCATAGAACACTGTACCATTTTCTAAAGATGGTGTAGGTGTTTCGGTAATATCTCCTGTGTTTTTAGTTAATTCAAACTTGTAAAAAGTTCCTGAACCACTAATAGCGGAGATAAGACCTTCTGAAGCTTCTGTTATAGTAGATATAGATCCTGATAAGATATAAACGTTTTTTATACCACCACTGTTATCTCTACATCCTAACGTAAAGCCTGAAGTAATATCACATGCCATAATTAATGTTGTTTTTAAATTGTTAAAAAAAGGGCGGCGTTAACCGCCCGTTATTGTCTTCTATTAAAGCGCTCCGTCGTTAGAGATAATGTACTCTGGGAAAGCAACTTGAGATCCTAATTTAGATTTCAGTCTGTGCTTTAATTGGTCAGCGTTGATATCATACCATAATTGGAAGTTATCTACGTCTGATAATAGGTCTGTACCTACTACTGCGTAAGCATCTGGCATCAATGCGATTCTGTTACCGCTAATACCTGCAGTTCCTACTACTTTAATTCCTGGTGCAAAAGGATATACTGACTGTAAGATTCCAGTTCTAACATCTGCTGCATTCATATCGAAGTAATAGTTATTAGCTTCTCTTAGTGCAACGATATACTTTCTAAAGTTAGAAGTAGACATCCAAATTGTCCAGTCATCTCTATCTGCAACGTCAGCTGGGATGTTCTCGATAAGAGCATCTAGCTTAGTAAGTGCGTTAGCTGATGTAAATGATCCTGTAGCGTCGTTTGGTACTACAACTCCTGCGTTAGAAGATGAAGTGTGTGATCCAAACTGTCCGTCTGACCATAGGAATTGATCGTTTGATTTTTTCATTTGGTTAACGATTTGATCTGTGTAAACAGAAGCTAACTCAAATGTTTCGTTATATGAACCTCTTTCAAGTGCAGATACACCTAAGTATTTTGGGTTCAAGTTATCTAAACACAATCCATCGTAAGATGTTCTTTGTGTTACTGTAATGTCTCTCTGTGTAGCTGCAAAGCTTCCAGATGGAGTTGATACACAGTCTCCTGATTGTACGTTTACTGTTGTATCGAAAATGTTTAAAGGCTCTTGGTATTTAATACCTTCCTGAATTGGTAGGATAGAAGTAGTGTATCCTTCGAATACGATTTTTGGTACTACTTTACCTGCAACTTCATTGTTAAAATTACTTAAGCCTGATACGTCTAAACTCATGTCTTAAATTTTTTAGATAAAGTTAAAATTATTTGTTTCTTGACAATATTGCTTCATATTGTCTTTGTTTAAAATTAGGTTTTTCAAATTTCCAAACCTCAGGCTGTTTATTAAATAAGCCTTTACTGAATTTTGATTCAGTGACAGAAGGAGCAGCACTCTCTTTAGAATAATGCTCTTTCATTTTTTCTTCGTGCTCAGCTAGTTTAGTCATGCAAGAACTTAATTTTTCTTCCATTTCTTCTAACTTAGGAGCAACGACTTCAGCGATAGCTTCTACGATAGCTTCTTTAACATCATGCTCTTCTAAAGCAACTTCTTCTTCAGATACTTCATCCATGACTTCTTCTTCTTCGTCTCCGTGTTCAGCCATTTCTGTTTTTTCTGTTTCTTCAGTTACTTCTTCTTCAGCATTGAAGTCTTCTAAACTACCTTCGCCAGCTTCGTCTGGTCTTTTTACACCGGTAATCTGTCCTTCAGAGTCTACAGTAATGACAATTCCGGAAGATGTAGTGTGTTCTCCAGACGGAGCCAATACTTCTTCACCTTCTCCTGTAATTACATAAAGAGTGTCACCTACTGCAAAATCTCTAGGACCCTTGTTAGTGATCTCAGTTCCATCTGCTAGATGAGCGATAGCGAAAGTTTCTTC